TCAATTACTTGAGGTGAAATCATGAGCATTAATCAATATCGTAACGAAGACCTAATGAATTCACGCTATATAGCATCTGAAGCTAAGAACCAAGGCGATAACCTAACTCATGTTAACAAAGGCTTAGAATCATCACATGGAGCAGCATTTCAATCAGTTAGTAATATTAAGTCTGATACTGAAATGGCAAAGGTTGCTGTTGACGTTGATAGTATGGCCTACTTTGATGATTTACTAAGTGGTGAGCACTAATGACTAATCTTGATAAGCAGATAGAAGAGTTAATCAAAGAGCGTAATTCTTTTGAGAAGCAAGCGTTTGATGCTCGAGTAGAGCTTGAAATTGTTAAAACTCAACTTTCAATAGCTGACAGTATTTTAAAAAGTAATCTTGAATGGGTTCGCTGCGGTATTGGTGGTAACTGCTCAGGCTACCCGAAAGACCACCATGATTACTTACTACAGCTTAACTATTTAAAGGCATACAATGAAGCACCTTAGCCGCTTTAGCAATTACATAATGGATACGCTATATAAGCATATTAACCCATAGATAAAAGGCTACATTGTGTAGCCTTTTTTATTGCTGTTATCCGCCAGTTAATCCGTTAAACAGCTCAATTCTTCGCCCTAAAGTTTTACTGTACGCTTTCATATCATTAAGCTGCATCATCATTAACCCAAACCCAACCTTTGGCATTGCAGCATAAACATCACCGTGCATAAACTCCGCTAATGACTTTATCTTTAAGTCTAAATCGCTCTTTTCGTTAACAACTCTAATTTCGTGTTCTTGCATATAAACCCCTTTGTTTTAGGTGGTAAGCTGCACAGGGTAAAATACCCTACAGCTCTTTGTTTGCTTCAATCACCCTTGATCACTAAACCCTAGTATACCACCAACCTTTCGGTAATTCCGAAAGGTTCATATTGCAGACGTAAAAAAGCAACTTAATTAGAGTGGCTTTTTAGGCAGCGAGTGAGTATAAAACAAAGAGAGAGCGATGCGTTATAACTCTATCTTAGCATGTGGTTATTCGTTATTGCAAACTTAGATAAACTCGCCTTTTTCTATATCGTATACGTGAACCTTACCGCCGCTATAAAAGTCTCTTGTCATTGCGTATTCTACAGCCTCTTTTGCTGTTTTACCCATATCAAGAGCAGCTATAACGAACTCAGCGCCACTTCCAGCAGAGTCGTTATATTCTATAAGTGAGCTTCTATATATACCATTGTCTGATGATGCAGTATATACGTTACCATCTTCAACAAAATATGCTGATACGTCTATGTTTTCAGGTGCAGTCGTTAGCTCTTTAAACGTATTAACCAAGAGGTTAGTCTCTCCCTTATTCCCGCAAAAAAACCACATGATAGAATCTTTCAGTAAATACTTTATTGCACTGTCAGTTTTTATCATGCCCATTGCAGTTGCTCGGCTATCAATCGCTATTTGCTTATTTTTATGATCGTAAACTATTGTCGTCATATTATTTCACCTGTTGCTGTAATTCTTTATAATGTTCAATCGAGTCTCTATACTTGCCAGCTTCTTTTATCTCACCAACTTCTAACGCTGCTGACTCTTTTACTAATAACTCTTTTATTTTATCGTTGTACCAGGTCATTTTATAATCCCTTTGTTATTTACTGTTCTTAGGCTTCTTAATGCGGTTCTTTTTAGCTTGAACAATCGCATCTTTAATTAATTTACTTGGTGTAGAGTATTGGCCGTTTTTGTATTTCTGCAAACCCATTATCGCGGCATCCTTGGCGGTTAGTTCGTCAACACCTTCCGCTTTGCTGCCCTTGTAAATCGAGTTGTAAACTAAATCGTTCGGCGTGGTCATAGTCTTTGCTCCATTTGGTAATTAAGTAATGATTTAATCAACTCTAGGTCGTTGCTTGGTAAGTGTCCTGCTGTATATTTATCGTTATATCCAGCCTTGAAAGCGTGCTCAATCTTGCCTTCCATTTCAAGCATAGCTCTGTCATAGCCGCATTCTTCGTGGTTACTAACTCGTTATTATGGTCATCAATAATTTGCGTTAACTCGTCAATTTCTTCTTGTAACTCTTCGATTGATTTACTCATTAGTTATTATCCTTATCTTTCTGCTAAATACTTGCTTGGGTAATAATACCTTTCCATATAGGCGGTCATTCTCTTTTGATATAGCTCATAATGTTTAAAGCCTCTGACATTCTTACGAAGTCTTAACTTTTTGTGCTTAGGCCGATAATTCTTTTTGCCGAACTTGTGTGGCTTAACTCTTTTCATTATTTAATCTTGCCTTTTTAATTCTTGCCATTCTTTCTTGGTGAAGTTTAATTTCAGGCTTGCTGTTTTCGCGGTCGCTTATTTCTTTATCAATTTCTGTGACCGTACTTTCATTTGATAAAAGCTTTTGATCGCGCATTGGTAACTTACCTTTTCGTTTAAGTTCTAGTTTAGCAATGAATGTTTTATTAAATAAAACCCTGGCTTTCGCATCATCTAAAACCTTCTTGCATCGGTAGCCACAATCCTGTCTTGTGTAGTATTCAACATCATCTAGCACTGGCTTATGGTTAATCATGCGATTAAAGGCGTCTGTGGTATCGAAATCAAGGCACAAACTTAAAAACTTAGGCAATGTAGGTGGCCACGTTAAACGCTCGCTTAAATTGCGCTTAACGCCTCTTTCAAGATGTTGCTCAGTAATCGATGAAAGGTTCGTTATCCAGTCTTGCGATGGGCTGTTCCCATTCTCCCTCGCCCACTGTTCGCCCCAAATGCCCGTCATTCGCTCCCATAGCCAATCCGCTTTGCTCCGGCCTTCCACCGCGGTATTTAATATCATTTTCTCGTTTGATTCGTTCGTGACTTGATTCCTTGCGACCAGTGCTTTGATGTCCATTGTTAACCCCTTTCATTTTTGCTTGAAGTTGCGGGAACTTTTCCCGTAGTTTTGCAGCGCTCAAAATATTGGCTGACCAAAATGAATCTTGGTTAGCCCAGGTGAACACTTGAGAAATATCATCGTGTGTTAATTTATCCAACTCTCGCATTAGTCGAATAGTATTAGCCCAGTTTTCAAGATTAGGCTTTTTGCTTGCTGGCGCTACTTTGATCACTAAACTGTAAATCCATCCTGCGCATTCATAATCAACATCTGAAAACTTGAACTTACTACGTTGAGGTTTTTCCTCAACTAAAGGGTTGTTAGATGGTTCTTGGTTAGTGGTTAGTGGTTTATGGTTAGTATTGCCATCGCTATGCGTTTTTGATGCGTTCGCATTGCGTTCGCTAGCCTCCTTATCCTTTTGTTTTTGTTTAACTTTCTTCCACCTTACCTTTGCTGACTTACTTGCCTTTGCTGACTTTTCAGAATATTTAAAAATTTCTACGTCAACGCGATCACAGTGCCAACCGTCATTTTCTAATACAAAAAACTCATCGAGTACGCTCGTAATAAAGTCGCTATGCGTTCGCATTCTTATTATTCTAGCTACCTTATTTAAATCATCACATATTGGCTTTTCAGTGGAGTAATACAAATCAAGTAGTCGTCTATAAATTAAATCCTCCAACGGCTCTAAGTGAGCAGTTGCGCTGGCATAGTCTCCGATGTTGAATTGAAAGTAGTGCATGCTATTCAGCCCCTTCAAGTTCACAGTTGGCAAGCATAAACCCATGTGGCACACCATTGCCTATTGATATAAAAACACGCTCTTTCTTTGTTAGTGCCTTCCATGCTTTGCACTCACCGCGGAACGGACATTCATCGCAACTATTTACTCTGATAATTCTTTTTTGTGATTTCATGTTATTATTCCTTTCTACTGATTAATTAAGGCGCTTTTGTGGGGCGCTTTTTTTATGCCTAACAGACTGTGAATTTAGAGTTACTTAATTCGCTCTTAACTAACTTCGCCAGCGCATCAAGAGTTTTGAATTTTCTCACTCCACCCCTAGCTAACTGCAATGCACAATCAAGCTTAGTCGGCTTATCTTTGTACTCTTCCTTTAGGGCAAACAAAACCCATCCATTACCATAATCGGTAGCCATAAGAGTTCCTACAGCCTCGTACTCTACTAACTTCTTTAATTCTTGTAATTGCATTTTGTAAACCCTTTAATTAATAATTTGTTATTTAATTGAATTTAATATGACTTTTATTTCTTCAGCTATACACTCTTTCATAACAAGAGTCTTCCATGTTGATAAATATTTTTTATTCATTCTTTTTGCTCCATCCACCTCAAAATCCGATACAGAATCATCAACTAGCCATGCCGTAATTTTCATGTGCACCATCAACCCAAGAAACCA